ATCCTAATAATACTCAAGGAGTAAGTGGTAGTGATTATCAAACAGCTATTGATTTATTAGCTAGCCCAACAGATTTCCAATTTAATGTTCTATTAACTCCTGGTTTAACTTGGGGTGTTCATGAAACTCAAATGGATACCATAGTTACAAACACTCAAGACCGAGGAGATAATATTTATGTACTTGATTTGATTAAGTATGGTCAAACTTCTTCAACAGCTGTAACTTCTCAAGCTAGTGATATTGATTCTTCATACGCGGCTGCTTATTGGCCTTGGGTTCAAACTCTTGATCCTGCTACTGAAAAGTATGTTTGGGTTCCTGCCTCAACAATGATTGGTGGAGTATATGCTTATAACGATAGTGTATCTGAGCCATGGTTTGCACCTGCTGGTATAAACAGAGGTGGATTATCAACAGTAACTAGAGCAGAAATTAAATTACCACAAGCTACTAGAGATACATTATATCAAGGTAAAGTTAATCCAATCGCTACCTTCCCAGGACAAGGTGTTGTAGTATATGGTCAGAAAACACTTCAAACAGCTGCTTCAGCTTTAGACCGTGTAAATGTTAGAAGATTAATGATTGCTCTTAAAGGATTTATTGGTCAGGTAGCTAATAGCATAGTATTCCAACAAAACACCGCTGCTACTAGAAATAGCTTTTTAGCTCAAGTAAACCCATATCTTGAATCAGTTCAACAAAGACAAGGTTTATTCGCTTTCAAAGTAGTAATGGATGAAGCTATTAACAATCCAGCTGTAATTGATAGAAATGAATTAGTAGGTCAAATCTATTTACAACCAACTAAAACAGCTGAATTTATTTATTTGAACTTTACACTTACACCAACTGGAGCTACTTTCCCAGCGTAAAAATCAAATAATACAATATTTATTAACAAAATAAAAACAGAAATACAATGGCAATACTAGACGTAAATGATATGTTTTATACAGCGTTTGAACCAAAACAGGCTAACCGATTTATCCTGTACGCTGATGGAATCCCAAGCTACATTATTAAAGGTGTTAGTGCGGTAAGTTTAACACAGGGTGAAGTAATTTTGAACCACATTAACGTTTTACGTAAAGTAAAAGGTAAGAGTGTTTGGGGTGATGTTACAATGACTCTATTTGATCCAATTACACCTTCTGGAGCTCAAACAATTATGGAATGGGTTCGTTTATCACACGAATCTGTTACAGGTAGAGATGGTTACTCTGATTTCTATAAGAAAGATTTAACTATCAATGTGTTAGGTCCTGTTGGTGATGTAGTAGCCGAGTGGGTACTTAAAGGCGCATTTATAAAAGATGCTAACTTTGGTGAATATAACTGGGATACTGAAAATACAGCTGTAAACATTACTATGACATTAGCTATTGATTATGCTGTTTTAAATTTCTAAAAACAAAAGAAATATATAAGATTAAAAAGAAGTGTGCGAAAAAACGCATGCTTCTTTTTTTTTCATATATTTATACATGACAAATAAAATGTTATATTAAAATTATTTATGGAAAACAAGTTAAATATCCCAACAGAAGTTATTGATTTACCCTCAAAAGGTATAATTTATCCTGAAGACAGTCCTCTTTCAAATGGAAAAATTGAAATGAAGTATATGACTGCTAAAGAAGAAGACATCCTTACTAACCAATCCTATATTCAAAAAGGAACAGTATTAGATGAATTAATTAAATCTCTTATCATGACACCAGGTGCTAAATATGAAGATTTAATTGTGGGTGATAAAAATGCTTTACTAGTAGCCGCTCGCATTTTAGGCTATGGTAAAGATTATTCATTCACTTATGGTGGTGAAGAACAAACAGTTGATTTATCTCTTATTGAAAACAAACCTTTAAATGAAGATTTATTTACTAAAGGTAAAAATGAATTTGAGTACACTCTTCCTTCAACAGGCATAACTATCACATTCAAATTACTTACAGGTAGTGATGAAAGAAAAATTAATGCTGAGTTAGAAGGTATTAAAAAAATAGATAAGTTTGCTTCTCGTGAACTTTCAACTCGTTTGAAATATATGATTACATCTGTTAACGGAAGTATAGATAGTAAAACTATTAGAGAATTTGTTGACAATCATTTCTTAGCTCGTGATTCTAGAGCATTTAGAGAATACATAAAGGAGGTTCAGCCAGATGTAGATTTAACCTTTTTTCCCGACGGGAGTGACGAGAAAGTCGACATTCCAATTGGACTTAGGTTTTTTTGGCCTGACATCTGAGCTAGCTAAACAGTATAGATTTAGTCTATTTGCTAACATACATCAAATTGTTTTTCATGGTCAAGGTGGTTATGATTGGGAAACAGTCTACAATATGCCTATTTGGCTTCGTAAATTTACTTTCAATCAAATGAAAGAACATTATGATGAAAAAAATAAAGATAATTCTGGAGGTGATCTAGCATCTCAAACTAGTCAAATTAAAGAGGGTAAAATTGAATTACCTGAACATTTTAAAGGTAAATTAGCCAATAAAACTCCTAAGTACTAATATTTATAATATATACTTTACAGCATGGCATTAACACCTGAACAGGCAAGAGAACTACAACAGATGCTTTTAGAGATAGAAAAACTCTCTAGAGCACTTAAAAGAAACATAGATACTACTAGTTTACAAGATCTAGAAAAAAGTGCTGGCGCTATTAAACAGTTATTTAGTTCTCTTAAAAAAGAATGGGAAGAAATAAATGAGGATATAAGTTTCGCTGTTAGTGGATTCCAAAAAATTGTTCAAGAAATTAGTAATGTTAATGTTGGTTTAAAAGAATCTAATAAAGCTTACACTAACTTAACATCTATAGCTTCAAAAATCCAGGCTTATCAACAAGGTTTAAGTGAGCTTTCTTCTAAAGAAATTAAAAATCTAAAAGAAAAAGCTAAGATTGAGAAACAAAGAATTGAAAACGCTCAAGAATTATTAAAAGAAAAGGAAAAAGAACAAAAATTAGAATTAGAAAATCTTGAAAATTTAAAAAAAGCTAAAGAAAAACATCTTGAAAAATTAAAAAACCAACATGCATCACAGAGTTTAATTGAAAAATATCAAAAAACTATAGATGCTGTACATGAAAAAGAAAAAGAACAAGGTAAACTTTTACGTAAAACTCAAGATCTTTTAAAAGAAAACGCTTCAATTATAGAAAATCAAAATGAACTTTATAAAGGTTTACTTAAAACTATAGATGAAGAAACTCAAAAAGCTAAAAATCTTGAAAAAGCTCTTGGTTTAAGTGGAGCTGCTGTAACAGGTATTGGTAATGCTTTTAAAAAAGCTGGTTTAGAATCATTAGTCAACCAAATGGGCTTAGATGAAGCTCAAGAAAAAATGAAAATTGTAGCCTTTAGAATTACTCAAGGTGGTACTAACGCAGCTGGATTAATAGGTAAATTTAGGATTTTAGGTGCTGGAATTGCTTCTTTAGGTAAAAGTATAATGAAAAACCTAACTGACCCTTTAGTTTTAGCTGGGCTAGCGGCTAAAGCAGTATCCGCGGGTATAGGTTTGATTAAAAAAGGTGTAGGATTATTAAGTAAAGGATTTGGATCAGTAGTAGGTTTTGTTAAAAACCTATGGGGTATGGCGGATTCATTTGCTGCTGTATTTGAAAAATATGCTAAAGCAGGACAATTTGCTGCTCAAAACTTTAGTGCTATTGGGGCACAAGTAGGTAAAATAACAGCAGGTTTAAACGCGGCAGCTGCGGCAGACCCATTCATGCGGGTGGCTGAGGCTGGTCCTGCGTTTAAAGCGATAGTAGACGGTACTGGCATAATGCAAACACAGATGACTAAATCTGTGAAAGAAGCCCATGATCTTTCTTACTGGTTAGGATACTCAGCTGAAGAAACAGGTCAACTTTATAAGTTAGGACAATTAAATAATCAAACAGCTACAGATACTGTAACTCAAATTAAAGCTAGAGGAACATTATTAAATAAAGAACATAAAATATCTTTAGATCTTAGAAAAGTAGAGCAAACTGCCCTTAAAGCAAGTGCCGCTGTTAAATATAATTTATCTCAAAATCCTAAAGCATTAGCAGACGCGGCATTTTATGCTACTAAGTTAAATATGACTTTAGATGAAATAGCATCTGCATCTGAAGCAACATTGAATTTTGAACAATCAATTCAAGACCAACTTGCTTATCAAGCAATGTCTGGTAAAGAATTGAATCTAGATGCTTATCAACAAGCTGCTCTTCGAGGAGATTCAGCAACAGCGGCTAAAGAATTAAATAATTTAATTGCTGAACATGGAGATGAACTTAAAGGTAATGTTCTTTTACAAGATCAGTTCGCTAAAAGTATAGGTATAGGTAAAGATAAGTTACTTGAAGCATTAGCTACTCAAGAGTTAGCTGCTAAAATGGGTGAAGATAGAGTTGACATTGAAAAAGGTTTACAATTTTATATGTCAAAAGGCTTAACTCGAGAAGAAGCAGCTAATAAATTAGCTAAGGAAGGTTTAGCCACTCAGTTAGCCCAATCTAAACGAGCGGAAGCTATGTCTCGTGCTCTAGAAGATTTTAGAGATTATATGGCTACAAAATTATGGCCTTTATTCAAAGCAGTATTTAGCCCAGCTAACATAAAGATGTTCATGACTGTAATAAATGGCATGAGACCTGTTTTTGAAGAATTAGGCAAAGCTATCACCGCCCTCTTCCCAGCTGAAAGTGCAGAATTAGTAGGTAAAACTCTTAGAGAAGATATTATGCCTACTATGTTAAGTTTAGCTAAATCAGTTACTAATATATCAGGAATATTTGGAGGTACTCTTTTTAAAATTTTAAAAGAGGATATTGCTCCTCTTATTGAAGAGAAAATAGTACCATTAACTGAAAAAATAGGAAAATTATTTGAAGAATTTGCTCCTGAAATAGGCTCAGCTGTTGAATCAGTAGCA